GATACTCATGTTCGCTTATTTGCTCATGGCAATGCGTATGTGGAAACTATTCTACAAAAATCAGAAGAAATTGAAGCTCTAATTAGAAGTAATAAGTTCATCAACAACACTGAAAACCACACCCGTTTAGTAACAATCATTGCCTTAATTGATGATACTTTGCGGACTATGCCCCGAACAACTGAAACCAGTAATTTATGTGTAGAATTATACAATATGCGATCCCGATACCAAAAGATGTGTGATTTTACTGTGGAAACAGGCTCCCTTAAATCGAATATAAGACAAGAACCAGTTTTGGTTATATTCACTGGTAAACCTGGAACTAAAAAGACCATTATTAGTAACTTGTTGGCCAATGAGCTTTCCTATGCTCTAGCTGATGATGTTGCTAAAGCAAATATGAGAGATAATGCATCCCTAAATGTATACTCTCGTAGATGTGGAGAAAAATTTTGGGAAGGATATACGAATGAACATACGGTGACCATGATAGACGATCTGTTTCAAAAGACAGACGTCGCTCAAGGAGAAACCTCTGATTATTTGGATATCATTCACATGGTTAATACAGCCCCCTATCCTTTGAATATGGCAAATGTGCTTTCGAAAGGAAAACATTACTTTAATTCGAAGGTGGTTATAGCAACCACAAATGCCCATAAATTATATCCCGTTAGTATTATAGCACCTGATGCAGTTACACGTCGGATTTCATTTTTTGTAGAGATATTGCCCTTGGCAAAATATGCAAAAGATGGAGTTTTTGATGACCAGTTGCTTGATACTGTTACCATTAACGGGAAAGAGACCACTACAATAGACCCTCACTTCGCAGAATATGTAGAAGTCGATGTTACCGGGAATCGTTTGTCAGCCCCCATGACTTACGATGTCCTTAAACAGAGAATTTTACAAGAGGTCGATAAAAAGCATTTGTACTATCAAGTTTTGAAAATGCAATTTAACGAGACTCATAACCTCATTGACGAGAGATTGAAGAAACAACAAAGAATTGATAACTTGCAAGAAAAAGCAGATATCAGTATGATCCCTGTACCTCAGGGGGACATACGCGATACTTTGAGACCTACTCATCGTCTCTCTCAAGGACTGGAGTGTTACCGCCCTTCTCCAGAATCACTCAAGGTAGCGGAAGAACTCATATGTGAATTGCCCATGAAATCAGATGGAGTGCCTGGAATGAAAATTCTAGCTCTCGAAAATATGTGGCGATTCCATTATGGTGTTTCAGTCGCTTCTACGCTGAAGAAAGTAGCGATCCTGCTTGATTTTTACGGTGTAGATTTTTATGATGCTATGATGGAAGAACGACCAGAAATTTTGAATGTGTTCTTCGAGGAAATAAGAGCAGGATTTGTTGTAGCAAGTATACCGAATGCCCCAGATCCCGGAATATTTAGTAGAACCAAAGACAATTATAGCTCTATAGTTAAATTGGCCAGAACAGCCCTCGACTCAGCCACC